CATCTGCCCCAGGTCCATGCCTGTTCCGTCCTCCTGCTGGCCGATGATCACCATGCTCGACAGCGTCGAGACCAGCTCCGCCGATCCCACCGTCGTCATTTGCCATTCCTGCTGAAAGACCAGGTTGTCGAGATACCACCACGGCCCGCTCAACTCATAGCTGTAACGCTCCTGCGTCGTCACGCCCGCGCGCGGCACCTTCGTCACAATCCCCACGAACCACTGCACGCCGTTCCGCTTGATCGTAACCGTCGACCACTGCGCGAAAATCGGGTCCGCGTTGACCAGAGCTCCGTCCACGATAAAAGTCACCTTGTCCTGCTCAAAGCTCTGGAGCTTCCTCTTCATCGACCGGATGCCCCACGTCGCCGCGTCCTTCGTCGAACCGTTGCAGGTCAGCGTCCACACACTCATTGCGTCGCGTTCCGATGGTCAAGTTTCGCTTGCAGATCGGCGATGAGCTGCATGGCTTTATCGAGCGTCCCCTTCTGCTTGAGTACCTCCTCGATGATCGCCTGATCGAGCAGGGCGCTCTTCTCCTGGAGACTCCCCACGCTCGCGGCCATGGCCGTGACATGCTTCACCAGGTCCTTGTCGCCCGACTGTTTCAGCCATTCCGTCTTCGCCTTGATATCGTCGACCAGGTCCTTATGGTCCGCTGCATCGCCTTTTTTGGTTGTAGCGGCCTGCTGTTTTCCTACCTCATCTGCGATCTGATTGGCCCGATCCACGCCCGATGCCCGCGCCGAATCAATTCCCGCTTTCTGCGCCGCGATCTCGCCCGGAGTCAGCGGTTTCTCCGCGCCCGGTTTCATCGATTCATCGAGCTTGCGTTGCAGCGCCTCCGCTTCCAACTCCCCGACTTTCCGAGCGGCAGCTTCCCGATCTGCGGCAGGTTTAGATTTGTCCTTAACCACATCCTCGAAGCCCTTTTTCTGCGCCTCGATCTGGCCCTCATAGTCGCGGTCGGAAAGCTCCTCATTTGCCCGCTTGTCCTTCAGCGAGAGAGTAGCCTTATCTGCATTTGCTTTGGCTGCGGCCAATTGTTTTGCGAGATCAATGTTCTCGATCTTCTGCTGAAAGTCACCGCCTTGCGCATCTAGTTCCGCCAGTTTCTGATCGCTCGCGGCAATATCGGCGGCCAACTTTTTTCCGCCACCATCGGCTTTACTCGTGAGAAGGTTTTGCGATCTGGTCAATGCCAGAGCCGCTGAAATCTGCTTGGTAAGAGAAGCCAGTTCTGCCGTCTTATCGGTCAAATCTTTCTGCAAGTCGGCTACGCGGTCCTCGTAAAGATGCGGGTCCTTCGTGGAATAATAATCGATCTGCTTCTGTAAATCAGTTTGATCGTCTCCCGCTTTTTTCAGAGCTTCCATCCTCTGTGCCGCAAAATCCATGTACTCCTTGTCGGTCTTATTAAGCGGAACTCCGGCAGCGCTTGCATTCTGCTGGTCCACCAGCGTCTTTGCCTTCAGATCATCGAGCTGCTTCTGCATCGCCGCGCGAGCCTGCATTTCGGCGGCGGCCTTGTGCCCCCGTTCCTGCTCCTGCGCGATGATCTGTTGCTTTTCGAGATCGAGTTTTTGAAATTGAAAGCGCTCATCATAGCCCTCTTTCAGCGCGTCGTATTTCTGATTGATCGATTGAGCGCCTTCCGCTCCACCTTTGTTGTCCGCCAGTTCTTGGGCACGGCCAGCCGCCAAAATCGTCTCGATCAATTTCTCCCGAAGATCAAGTTCCTTGGTCAGTAGATCGAGCCGGGTCTGACCCGTCTTCGCCGTCAAGTCGAGACCCTCTTCCGTGCGCTTTTCCGCCTCGGTCAAATCATCCAGAGACTGCGCGGCAGCGGTCTTATAAGCCTCCAGCGCTGTATTCATTCCTTCCACGGATGACTTCAAGGCATCGGCCTTATCCTTCCCATCGGCCATCTTCTCGTTGTGCTCCTGCATCCGCGCAACCATCTGCGCTCCGATGGCCACGACGGTCGAAATCGCAATCAACACCGGCCCGAATCCCGGTATCAGCCCCTCCAGTGTTTCACCCAGGATGCGCACCGCCATGGCCTCACCGGCGATGGCCTCAGTCCCTCCCCGCGCGATATCACCGACCGCTTCCAGCGCATGGTGCGAGGTCTTGAGGCTCTCCAAATTCTCGGCCAGCTTCGATCCGGCCTTCGCCGCCAGATTCGTCGACTCCGTCGTATCGTCCGCCGCCTTCGCAATCCCTTTCAGCGCATCTGTGGTCTGCCCGGCTCCTGACTGAGCTTCGGTCGGATCAATACTCGTCTTGATCGTGAATTTCTGCGCGTCATTACCCATAAATTAAATCGGGGGAGTTCCTCCCAGGAGGGTGATCAAAAACAGGAGCGTGCGGGCGCTACAACGACAGCTTGGCAATCTGGTCCTGGCACTTCCCGATCAACGGCGCATTTCGCCCGTTGTTCTCCAGCAGCGCCTCGACCTGCGTATAGAACGCAATCGCATCCGCCTTCGCCGCCAAGGTGGGATTGTAGGCCCCGTATAAGGCCGCAGCCGCGTCTCCGCGCATCGGGTAGGTGCCGGTCGCCAGCATGGCAACGACATCGGCATTGTGCTTCGTCCCTGCCCGCACCTGGAGCGCCAGCAACGCGCAGTTCTGCGTGAAGATGAGGCCCGGATCGATATTGAACGTCGTCGACTGCGCGATCTCCTCCTGCGTCTCCGTGATCGCCTGCGGGATGTTCCGCATCTGCACCGAGATCGCCGCCGCGCCCCCGTAATCCAGGTGCGCAATATAGTAGTCGTGCGCCGCCTGCTTCGTCGTGGTCAGGCCCAAATAAACGCCCTGGAAATGAATCCCGTAATTGTTCTCATTCGCCGCCAGCGTGTCCGGTGCCTGGACATTGCCGGTGATCTTCGACAGCGCCAGGGCCGACATGTCCGTCAGGTCTCCGGTCGCCTCAAAAGCCGCAAGCTGCGCGTGGAAGACGCCCAGCGGATTTCCATCCGGCGCGGGCGGCGCGTTGGTCGATTGGGCGTGGACCGGCATCGCCAGGGCGACGACGGCAAGGATGTAGGCTGCGAGGTTTTTCATATTAGTTCGGGCTGAGGGTTGGGGTTTGGGTGGCCAGCATCGCCGCGCGAAACCGTTGGGCTTCGGCGATGATGTCCGGTGTTAAGCTGGTCGGCGTGGCCAGGCCTCTCGCCTCGATGCTGGCTCTCCATCTCGAAAGCGTGTTGTTGCCCATGTCCACCGGAAGGCCCGTCCGCGTGATCGCATAGAGCGTGGCCCGATTCTCCAGGTAGTGCGCACCCGCCGACACAATCGGATGCGGCGGCGCGTTGGTCGATTGAGCGTTGACCCGGACCATGACCACGGCCATGGCGATGAATAGGGCGACGATTTTTTTCATAGTGTTCAAGGCGCAATCACCCAATCAAAGGTGACCGTGCCGGTTAAGCCCGAGAGATAAGTGACCGTGAACGTCGTGGTCGTTTTCGCGCTGATATAGAACTGAGCGGCGGAGAGCGAAGCGGTCGGCGTGACGTTCACCTTGTAAGTGTTATTGGCCAGCGTCGATCCGATGGTCACCGTGAAGGCCGTCGTCGCCGATCCTGTCCCGGAAAAACTGCCATCTGCCAAGATGCCTGTCGGAATCGTTTTATAAGATTGATCCCCGCACAGCATGGTCGAGCTGCTCGCCGTCCCCGATCCGAGCCGGGCCGTGGGCACGCGCGCGCTGCTATCCAGAGCCGGAAATCCACCGATCCCATTCGTTGCGACACCCAGCGCCGTCTGCACTCCCGTTCCCAGTGTTCGGACATTGAGGTCGCCTTTCTTGAGGGGCGTCCACGCCGTTCCGTTATAGGAAAAAAACATCAGGACATTCCCTGCGGTCGTCGTGCTCGTGAAGGTGTCAAGCACGCTGCTCGTGTTTGCATCTTCAACTGTGAGTGTTGGATTGGTTGAAGCAGGGGTGGTTACAGAGATCGCCATCACCGCCCCGAATTGCGCCTGCGTGTCAGAGAGGCTGAGGATCAAGGTCGACGGAACTCCGCCATTCACCAGATTATAAGCATAGGTCGTGAACAGTCTGCCGCTGCTGAATACGGTCACCGTCCCCGATGATCCCGAGCTACCCGCGAACTGAGTCTGATCCGTAATGAAGCCGGTCAGGTTCAAGGCCCCGCTTCCGCCGTTCAGAGCGGGCGCGACCGCCGAATTAAAAATGCTCGCTACGTTGGTCGTTTCATTCCCATCAGCGCCGACTCCAATAAAACTAACCGCCGCGTTCCCACTATTTGAAAAAGAGAACTCCGACGCCGTCACCCGTCCAGCGGCGGTGACATCAAAAAAACCATTGCCACTCACCCGGAACAAATTGTTGGTCGCTGTGGCGTCCTGCCAGCCGCGCATCAAATAGTCGCCCGAGAAAGCGGTTCCGGTCGGGTCATGCCGAACGACCAGCAGCGCGGGCGCGACATCTCCGCCTACATCCTGCGCCGCCTTCACCGCGATGGACCCGTTGCTCGATGCGCCAAGGACCGCGATCCCATTCGTACCTCTCGCCCATGCCCCGAAGACATTGTCCGTCGATCCGGTCGATAGCGCGATCAGGTTGTGGACCGGATTGACGCTCCCGCCATCCTGCGTCAACCAGCTCAACGTCGCTCCTCCCACGGTCAGCGTCGAGGCATCAACCGTCACAAAGGTATTCGTCGCCCCCGTGAACACATTGCTCACCGCCAGTTGCGCGTACCTCGAATCGCCGCCCGCCTGCGTCACAAATCCGCCCGAGCTATTCGTCGCATCTGCCGCCGCCGTCGCCACACCCGTTCCCGGCGTCAGGTACGCCAGCGCATTGATCGTTCCGCCTGCCCCGACGTTCACCGTCGATCCATCCGTGCCGGCAAAGGTCAGCGTATTGCTCGCGGTAAAAGTCTTGCCCGACCCCAGCGTCAACGTCCCCGATCCGGGCGTCCAGGTATTGCCGCCCAGGATATAAGTCCTCAACTGCAAACCCGTCACGAGCCCCACCGTACCCGTGGGCGTGTTCAGCCCCGAGTTCCCCTGCAAGTCGGGAAAGTAATCCGAACCCGAAACCGATCCACCTGCCGGTATCTGGTCCATCCGCAATTGCGCCAGCAGGGGAGTTCCTCCCAGGAGGGTGACCAAAAAAGCTATCAGTAATCGTTTCATAATTTTTCCTACTCGGGCGTGATCGTCTCGCCGCTCTCCGTCAGAATCGGACTGCCGCTCTCCGTCTCTATCGCCCCTCCACCCGCGCCCGCAGAAGGGGCGTAATTCACGCCCGGCCCCACCGCGAAGGTCAGGTCCGCCATCACCGTCACGCCCACCCGTCGCACCTTCAAATCCGTCAGGACTGCCGCCGCGAACAGCGTCGATACCCCCGCCTCCGCGATAATCAGAATCCCCGCGTCCGGCAGACCGTCCAGGTAGGTCAGCGCCGCCTGCACCGCCGCGCCGAGCGAGTCGTATTCCTGCGTGATTGTCCCGGCCAGCGTCCGCTTCCGATTGCCCCGTGCAAACGGCACCGCGTCCTGCGCGCGCAGAAATTCTCCCCACTGGAGATTCGACTTCTTCTGCGGCAGGAATCCCGTCACCGCCTGGAAGCCGCCCATGGAGGGCGGATTGGCGATGACGATTCCCGCGAACGTGATTTGCATGATTCATTTTTCTTCCAGCGTTTAGTAGTGCGCGGTGCCGACGTAGAAGATCGGCTGCGGAACCCCCGCCGTGAACGTCTGCTTCGTCTTGAACGTGATCCCATCCACCCGGTCTTCCTGCGCTCCGAACTTGAGCGCATCGTCCTGCATCATCGCCCCGAAGAGCGCGATGTACGGATTGTTCCCCGGCCCGAAGATGTCCAGCTCCGCCGCAGGCATCGAGGTGCCACGCGCCGCCCCGGTACCCTGCGTCAGCAGCTCGCCCCACAGATCGGTGTCCTGGATGCCCAGCGGCCTCAGCTTCGCCGTCGCCTGCACGTCGCTGATCGAGCGGCAAAGCAGACCCTCCCCGTCCTCCGTGACCTCCGCCAGCTTCATGCCGAAATCAATCGTCACCCCATCCCGAGGGCGCAGGTTCGTGAACGGCGCGCTCCCGCCCCATGACGCGGAGAACGGCACGGTCGGAATTTGCGTCGGGTCAAAGGTCGTGTCCGCCACCGCGCCGGTTCCCATCGTGAACAGCGAATTGTTGTCGCTCCAGCTCTGCCCATGCAGCGTGTAGCTCTCGAACTCGATCCCACCCAACGGCGTCTTCACCGCCGACAGGTTCAGGCTCGGCATCTTGGTTACGGCCGTGTTCCACAGCGTCAACGTCTCGCCGTTGAAGCAGTTGATGATGAGCGGCGTGTTCTGGATCATCTTGATCGTGCCGCTCCCCGCCGTTCCCATGATGATCAGGCCGTTCCCCACGCCCGCGCCCGCAATCGCATGCGCCTGCGTGTCATAAACCGTCAGTGTGGTCCCGCCAGCGACGTTGACGTAATAGGTCGTCGTCGCGCTCAGCCCGCTCGGCAGCGTCCCCGTGCTCGCGAACCGCACACCCGTCCCTGTGATCTGCCCATGCGCGACCGAGCTCGTGAGTACATTGGTTCCCGTGTTCACGCCCGAGATCGTTCGCACCGGCGTGTTGAAGTCGCCGCGCGTGAAGCTCATCCACGGATACATCACCGCCAGCGCCGCCGCCGTCCACGCCCCAATGGGTGCGAACCCGCTCTTCACGAATCGCCCCGACATCCTGGAATCGGCCACACCAAAGCTGTCGCTGTTAATATCAAACGGCGCGAGCTGTTGCGCGATGGACATGGCGTCGCTCGTGTAAAACGGCACGCCACGATAATAAGCGAGCGCCGGACCGCGCACGCGACTGAGTAAACTTGCTGACATGGTGATCTCCTAACTGATGGTTTGCGCGACCAGGTCACTGGCCACTTGGGTTGTTGGTGTTGGGCTGTAGGCCACGGCACTTACCTGGGTGCCTGCGGCAAAATCGATCACGCCGGAATAAATCACGGCTGCGGAGTTGGACGGACCGGGGAAGCTTCCATCGAGCGTGTAGTAAATGATCGCGCCCGCCGTCGCGCAGGTGATCGAGGCCGTCGTGCTCGACAGCCGCGTGATCATGGGGAACGCGCATTTGCAAAAAGGTTCGAGCTGAAGACTCGTCTTCATCGTCACCGTCATTTCCCGCTCGCCTCCAATCCAACTGACCGGGTCGCCCTTGTGCGCCTCCAGCGTCACGTTGAGGCCCTGTCCCTGGATGAGATAAAAATGGAGCAGCTTGCAAATGTTGGTCGCCATCTGCTTCACCCTCGCGTTGGCCCCGCTCGGTGCCTCATTGACCATCGGGCGCGTGATGCACCGGATATAAATGGTCGGGTCGATCCTTGGGCCGGGTCCCGAGGAATTGTCGATATCGAAAAACGGATCGCAGATCACGATGGCAGCGCCCTTCTTCCCGCCCCGCTTCGTGTTGCTCGCCAAGGTCTGCGCCAGGTCCTCGTCGGTCACGCCCTTCCTCTCTTCGAGCACCACGATGGTCGAGAAATAAGCGTCGTTGGTGATGCGCCCAAGGATCGCATCCTGCAACAGGTCCAGCTCGCTGATCGATTCCTGCGGCGTCATGAGGGAGTTCCTCCCAGGAGGGTGTCATTACCGCCGTCCGCAGGACCGCCGCCGAGAGCGCCGACAATGGCCCGGCTCAGCGCGCGCCCGATCAGCGGCAGCCGCTCTTGCAGCGACGACCGAATAAACGACCGCTCCGGCATGTGCATGTGCCGGGTAAAACTTTTAACGAAGCTGATCCCGTTCGCTGAAATCTTCTTTTTCTTCACCGAAAACAAATCCCCGCGCCGGTTCTTCCGCACGAAACTCTTCACCTGGACATCGCCGTCGAACCCGTATTCGTGCACGCCCGCGTACTCAACATTGGATCCAATTGCCCCGGTAATCAGATTTCCGTTCACCACGGCGTCATTGCGCCGCAGCGACCGCCGCAACAGTCCCGTCCGCACGCCGAGCGTGGTCGAGCTGGACGCGCTCAGCTTGTTCTTCTGCGCGTACCCGATGGTCAGTTCGTTCTGATGGTCCAGCTCGTGCGCCAGCGCCACACCGATCTGCGCGGGCATCGTCTCGAACCGTTGCAGGATCGCACGCGCCTCATCGCTCAACTGCACCTGGAGATTACCTTCGTTCATGTGATCTGGTACCTCCGGTATTGCTCGATGGCGTTCGCAACCTCCGGCAAAAGCTGCATCTGCTCGAACCGCAAATCCGACCGGCTCTTCGTCTTGTCGGCCAGACCCTCGGGCAGGAGCCGGTCCTTGCATTGAAATTCGTGAAGCGTTTGCATCAGCCACGCGCCTTGCAGATCGGCTGGCAGCGCCGTCGCCCCTTCCGGCATCGCGGTCGGATAACCCTCATCGGTCGGTTCCTTCGTCTCGTAAAAAAAGCCACCCGTGTAGGTGCACTGCATCATCACCAGCGAATCGGCCATGAAGACGCCAAAGAAAATCTGCCCGATGGCTTCGTCCACCTGTACGATGGTATTGGTGATATCATCCCATGGGTCCTGCCAGGTCGCCCGCAGCTCAAGCTGGGTCACCGTTTCCAGCGGATAGCGCGGCAGGTTGTAGTGCGTCCGGTTCGCATCGAAGGTCGCCACGTCGCCGACCACGCGGGCAAATTTCCGGTTGCAATAATTCTCGAACCTCTTGGCGATCCCGCTGGCGATGACCTGCAAAACGGAATCGTATTGCGTGTCCACGGCGATGGACTCCGGGAGTACGAATCCTTTCACCGTCGCGAGATTGCCAAGTCCGAGGTCCATGATTATTTCTTCTTCTCCGTCACTGGGGGCGGTGCGGTCGGCGCGGGAACGCCATTGACCGCGTCGGATTTGTCCGCCACACGCGGAACGACGATCTCGACCTGGTCGCCCAGTTCCTTCGCGCGCTCGGCGGTCGTTTCAAAAATTTGTCCCTTGAGGTGATAGACCTTGTCCTGGAGCACGGCTTGCTGCTTCACGCGGACTTTCACCTTGGGGGCCGGTGGCAACCCTTCCCCGGCTGATTCCGGGGAAGGGGCGGTTGTGTTGTTCATGGTTTCGATAAGTTCGGATCGTTAGTCCTCGACCACTTCAACGTGGCCGCTCAGCGCCTCGGCCCGCTCTTCGGTGGTCATGAAGGTGTCGGCGGGAATCTCCCCCTCCGCGCCCTTGCGCTTCGGGTGATAGACCTTGCCTTCCTCGGCGATGGGTTGCTTCCCGATCACGCGCACCTTCGTCGATTTCTTGGCGACCATGCGGTTCTTGGGAACGGGAGGCGGCTGCGCCGCCGTGGTTTCGTCTTTTTCTTTTTCAGGCATAACTTTTTTTCTTTCTGATTTGCGCCGGGAGGGATGTGACCCTCCCGGCTTTGGTTTTTGGATTGCTTGCGGTGGTTTAGCTCGCGGCGGTCATGAGAACGCCGAACGCCTGGGAGCGACGGGTCACGGTGCCCGCGCGGCCCACGCCACGGAACGTCCGTTCGTAATTCGCCCAGTTGGCGTGATCGCTGAACTCGAACTTGAAGTCCGAGCGGATGCCGACGACCTGGCCTTTGCCATCGCCGAAGGCCGCGACCGGGGAACTGACCACGTCGGTGCTCGGCGCGTTGTTCACCAGCGTGACCGGGTAGCCCAGGATCGATCCAAGGGCGTTCGGTGCCGGACGTTCCAGAATCGTCAGGAAGATCGGGCGACCGGTCGTGTCCTTGATGTTCAGGATGCGCGTCAGCATGAACGGATGAATCCACCAGCGGCAGGGACGCGCCAACACTCCCACATCAACCGCAACCTGCGTATTGAGGAAGTCTTGGAGGGTAAGCGTTTCCGCCGTTGTATGGGTCGTCGCGGCGGTGACCGCCGTGCCGCCATAGAACAGGCCCGTCTGGCCGCCATCGTTCCCGGCGTTATTGTTGTTGCCCGAGAACGCGGTGTAATCGAGCCGCTCGTTCCACGCTTCGACGAAGTCGTCCATGATGTCAGCCGTGACATCAACGTCCGCATCTTCGAGGAGCTGCATGGAAACCGCGAGCAGGACCGCAATCGGTTCCGCCGTGAGGTTCACGGAAGTACCGGCCTTGGTCGTGTCGCCCGCGATGGTCGCGCCTTCCGTCCCGATCCACTGAGCCAGGGCGCGCGCCGTTTTGATCGGCAGCTTGGTGACTTTCGTCCCCAGGTTGCGGACGCCCAGCGTGTTCCACGCGCCGAAGAGAGCGAGCGTGTCGTAGATGTCCTTGGCCAGGTCGGGCGTGATCAGGGTCGCGCCGAAGCCGGTGTCTTCACCGGCGTCCTTCTGGACCAGGCCCTTGGTCATTTCCATGGCGAGCTTGACCGTGTCGCCATTGCGGGCGCACGCGAGCCGAACGGCCGCGTTGAAGCGGGTCCGCTTCTCGTCGTCGTTGATGATCCGTTCGAGCGGATTGCCAAAGGCCATCCGTTTTTCGCGGGTCATTTGCAGGTTGACCTTCTGGAGCGACCGTTGGATTTCCTCGATGGTTCCCTGGCCGTTCTTGAGTTTGGTCAGTTCTTCGACGGCTGACTTCGTCGTCTTGTCGAGTTGATCGTAATTCTCCGACAGCTTCTCGACCTTTTTCTGCTGGGCCTCGATGCCGCTCAGGACCTTGTCCTGGAAGTCCGCTTCGGGCAGGACCTCCTTGTCGAAGCGCATCGCGCTCCGGTGGATCGGCCCCATCATCGCGCACAGCGAGAGCGCGGACAGGGTTTTCAAATGTGATTTCATGGGTGTGTTTTTCTTTCGTTAGGCGCGTTTGACCGCGCGTTGGATTTCTTCCAGGAACCATCGCCGTGCCCGGCTCGTGGTTGATTCCGTCTCGCGTCCGGGCGCATGTGAGTCGGAACCGTTTTTGTCGGTTGGGTTCTGGAAAAGTCGTATCACCTGGTCCTCGGTCACCGCGCCGTCTTTGAGCGCCTTGGCCAGGGCGTTAGGGTTCGCGCCGATGATGCAGGCCGAAAGCTCGACCTGTTGCTGCTTGGTGTAGATGCAGCGCACAGTCTTCGGGTCCGCGCCGATCTGGAGGCACGCGGTGTTGAACGGGTTCGGGTCCTGGTCCCAACGGCTGACCATCGCGACCGGAAAAAATCCGACGCTGACCGCCTTGAGATAGCCGCCCATCGTCATCTTCCAGCCGAGCTGGGCCATGTCGTTCTCTTCGACATCGACTGCCCACTGCACCGTCTCGACGAGCTGCTTCCCGTCGATCTTGAAATCGACCACCTTGCCCAGCAGCTTCGAGATGTCCGAATAATCGTGGCTGTCCACGAACGGCGCGTTCTTCTTGAACTGATCGAACTGCCATCCCGCCGCAAGGATGATCTCGTTGTAGCTGTCGAGCGACTCGTCGCTCGCGATGTATTCGCAGATTCCCTTCTTCGCATCGAGGACGCGGACCTCGGGATGAATCGTTCGGCGGATCATTTCTTGGCTCATATTGATTTCCTTTTCTCGCGGACACACCGCAGCGCCTTCTCGTCGTCGCTCGCTACTGGAATTGAAACGCAATGGCAGTTGATCACGTTCTCCGGCGAGCCTTCGGGATCGCCGGGGTAATCGAGTTCCTCGCCGTCCACATCGAATGGATCGCCGATCTGCCGCACCTGGCCTTCGGCCTCGGCGTGCGCCGGGCGCACATTGGCGTTGTGGCTGGTCAGCCATTCCTTGTACTGGACGCCTGCGCTCGTCATCGATTCCTGCCGGGCCGTGCCATAGGCCGCTGTCGTCTCGGTCATTGCAATAGTCTTGCCGCGACCGGTACCGATTTCGTTGAACGTGGACCGCACCCGCGCCGCCAGGTCCTTGATCGATTCGCCCTTGTCGATCCCTTCCGTTAGCTGGTTCTTGATCGTGTCAAAGACTTCCTGCGGCACGTTCTTCAGCCGGTTCTCGCGCGTGGCCAGGAACGCCTTCACCTTCGCCGGGGGCGATATCCAGGGATCGTCCTTGCCCAGCTCGTCATAGACCTGCTGGCCCGCTTCGTCGAACGCCGACCGCCCCGCAGAATCCATCCCGCCCTTGAACTCGCCGGTAAATTTGTGGAGATCGAACATGAAGTTCGATGCCGCCCCCGCCTTCACCTCAATCGACTTCCCGGTCTGATGATGCGCCGCCAGTTTCGCCAGGACCTCTCCCCGCGCCGTCATCAGCGCCCGGTTAAATTTGGTCCGGTAATTTTTGACCGAACCCTGCTGATGCGCCATGTGCTGCTTCCACATCGCCTCCCGCTTGCTCGTCGCGCCCCGCGCGGCGAATGCCCGCGCAATCGTCTTGAGCGGATCGGTCTCCTCCTCCAGCTCGGGACTGGGCAGCGGCGCTTCCGAGAAGCTCGGGTCGGTCGTCGGATCAGTCTGGTCATCGACCGGCGCGACGTTGAACGGCAGATAGCCTTTTTCCCATCCCTCGTATTCGGGCAGGTTGAGCTTGAGGTAATCATTGACCGTCTTCATCGGCACGCCCTTCGTCCACAGCTTGTCCGTCGCGTTCAGGCGTTCCGTGCGGACCTGCAACATCACCGAGTGCTGGTCGAAGTTGAACAGTGCGGTGAGCGGATAGAGTTCGTCCTGGTCGAGCAACCTGCGCGTGATCGTCTCGACCGCCGCCACGATTTTCTTCGACATCGGGATGCAGGTATCCTCGATGAGCAGGTATCGGTCGCTCGCCTGCCCGATGGAATAACTGGCGACCACGTCGCACAGCGACGGCGGAACGCCGAAGGCGATGAAAATCTCGTGCCGGTTCTCCAACCGTTGCGCGACAAAATCCGCGTCCGGCGTTTGGATCGTCGGCGGCTGCACCTTCAGGTCGCCCGAAAGAAAAACTTCCCGCAGCTCACCCCGCAGCGCCGCCTGTCGTTTCATCCTCAGTTGCGCCACGATCTGGCGTTGCTGCTCGTCGGTCGGAGGATTGCCATTCGCGATGACATAGTCGCCCTGGTTCCCGTTGTTCCGCGCCAGGTTCCCCGCGAACTTTCCCTGTAGAAAGTCGGTCTCGGCGGCGTTCTTCGCCGCAACCATTTCCGACAGCCCCCGCCATGGATTATAAGGATTCCATTCCTTGTGGTGAATGACCTGGTCCGGGATCAGGTAATGCCGCGATCCGGTCGGATCGTTCCATTCCCACCCGACCAGCTCGCCGTGGTTGATGATCTCACGCATGGCGTCAGGCCGCGCCACGATGGGCTTGCTCTTGGCCATGCCGCGCTTGAGCCAGGTGTCATCGAGCAGGATGA